TATAGTTCCATTCTCTACGAGAACGTGAGTTNTNTTTTGATTAAAAGTATGGTCTCCCATATTGATACCCTCTTCTATCAGCATCATTGTTAATGTTTTATAATCTGTCGCAAGATTGTATGGCCTTATCACTTCTCACATTCTTTTAAAGTTTCTAAAATGATTACCTGTCGTTCTGTTTCTGAAATTCTCTGCCATTGTCTTTTATTAGATTCCTTTATTTCTTTCTTTTCTTCAGCAACGTTAGCGAGATACCATTTCAAAGTCCCTCCCATCATAAGAAGGACAGCCATTAAGAGACCGCCGATAATGCTGAGATAAAGCCTGTCATTACTTTTTGCCATTATTGCCAGCAGCCCAAAGTAAATGCTCGTTCAACCTATCCGAGACCTCTTCTATATCTCTTGTGTTGCGAATTACATCATTAGTGAGTTCTTTCCCTTGAGTACTAGTAAATCTGTCAGCCATTACTTTTTCAAGGTTTTCTAATTTGATTTCTATTTTTGCTAATTTTATATTTGTGTTGTAAACACCAATTACTCCACTAACCAAAAGCAAAGTAAACACTCCAACTATAAATTTATAAAAAACTGGAGTGCCTAACCTTCCATTTTCATTAGCCATTATTTCCCCTTGTCCTTGTTAAAGATAGAATCACAAGAATAACCAGCCATAGTGCAGGCAACCATCATCTTGCTCCAATCCATTGAAGCGTCATAAATCGTCAGAACCGACACAACCATTCCTATAAGTGCTGTGATGGTGTATCTCGCATTGTCGGTAAAGTAATCTACAATTGCTGTACCTGATTCTTTTTTAACTTTCTTTTTAAGAATGTGAGCAACCATTCCCATTGAACCTGCCAACATAGCCCATATCATAGGGTACTGCATGAATATTTTTTCCATTTTATTCTCCTTTCATTAAACGGTTAATACATCTAATGTCATATCGCCGACAAGTTGAACTTCTGACTTATTTGGCAATCGTTGTATTTTGTAAACTCCAACTACGGTTGGCGTGAACTGCCTAACAGCAACTCCATTCACAAAAGTAAACTTCGGTCTAATCAATGCTCCTTCCGCAGTTACGATTGAGATGTTCCTTGAACCATTAAAACCTGCCTGCCTCACGCCATCAGGATATTTATTAGTTTTTGCTTCTATAGAAACAGTAACTTCACCGCCTAAGTTCACTTCTGGTTTTCCGTTTACCTTTGGAGTTATAGTAATTACACCAACTTTAGGTGGAGCTTTTTTTGTAAATGAGTTTCCTCCATTATGAGTCGCTCCCATCTGGCAAGCAGGAATATCCTCTACATCCATAAATCCAACAGGAGCAGTTCCTTCTTCCCACATACTAATATTTTTTACTTTACCAGCAACTATTTCTGCATATTTTTTTACAGCCATATTTCCTCCTATTCAAACCAAGTTATTCTACAAAATCCTGAACCACCTGCTCCAGCCGTTCCGTTAGCTCCTCCTCCACCACCTCCAGAATTTGCTGCTCCACTTGAAGCCGCAGTTGCATGACCTGCTCCACCATCTCCGTAAGAACCACCACCTCCAGCACCAGTAGCTGCTACTCCACCTTTACCAAATCCTGTGCAATTTCCGCCCACCTGATAGGCATATGCACAACCACCATAAGCACCGCCTGAACTACCAGCAGGAATAAATAATCCTGTTGCTGCTGAAGTAGGATATGGTTCGGCACCTAATCTATTATACCCTCCACCAGCACCACCATCAGCTGATGTTGATGCTCCACCTTCTCCACCTAAAGCTGTTAATGGGGTATCTCCGCCAGCATGAGTAACAGTAGAATCTCCACCATTTCCACCACTACCAGAAACACCAGCAGCACCAGCAGCACCTATTGTCACAACAGCATTACCAGTAACATTTAATTTTTGGGCTACAACTTGTCCTCCACCTCCTCCAGTAGGAGCTGAGGCATCATCTTCTCCACCACCACCTCCTCCGACAAGGAGGACTTCGATTACATTGACACCCGAAGGGCGTGTCCATGTTCCAGAAGCAGTAAATTCTTGATATTTCTGTTGCATCTTAATGTTGCTCATAAATTTCTCCTATATAATTTGAACATTAGTTCCATCAGATATAAGCGCAAAAGCATTACCTGCCAATGTGTCTGTTACTGTTGCACTACCATCTATGGTTTCAGCAGCATTACCATCTATAGTTAAAGTATTTCCAGCAGTAACATGCTTAACTATTATTACTTTCCCATCATTCGTACTGGCAGCAGGTAATGTTATAGTAAAACTACCACCAGATGTATCACATAAAACTAACTCTCCCCATGATGCCGTATAGTTTGCTGTTTTAGATACAACTGTATCTATATCACCACCTGAAGCAGCAGGTATAGCTTCATAATCTACACTACCATCAGCCTGTCTTGTTAGAACATCTCCATCACTATGACCTGTTGATGTTATAAGAGCCATAGTACCAGAACCAGTACCAGCAACAATGTCTCCTATCGCAACAGCAGCAAGGCTAAATTCTAATCCTCCAACTTCATGCGTTAAAAAGCCAGCAGCTCCAGCAGTTAACGCACCTGCACGAATAGCCATAGTTCCAGCACCAGTACCAACCAGCATTCCGCCATCAGCTATTGCTGAAATATCAGCTTCAATTCCACCTCTCTCATGGATTAACACTCCCGTAGAATTAGTCAGAAGGGTTATCGCTACAGGGTCGGTTGCACCATCTCCAACAACGATAGAGCCGTCAGCAAGAACGCCAAGAGCAGTAATAGCTCCCACTCCTGAGCCTATCAATATTCCACCGTCAGTAAGAGTCGCTGCTCCAGTTCCTCCAGCAGAAGGGTTTAAAGTTCCAGTTGAAGAACTGAAAGCAGCGTAGGTTACAGGGTCGGTAGTGCCATCACCAATTACAATTGCGCCATCTGTGGTTAAGGCTAAAGCGGTAACAGCAGAAGTTCCTGAGCCGAGCATTAATGCTCCGTCAGTTATTGAGCTTAATCCAGTTCCGCCATTTGCTACAGATAAAACGCCAGAGCTTGCATCTGACCTGCTTATAGAAATCATCCTCCAAGTTCCTGCTCCGTATTCATAAAGACAAACAACGTCTCCTGCGGCAAGCTGGATGTCGGAGTCGTCAGGTAAATCCATGTTGGTGCTATCATGTTTTAAATTTGGAGTTCCTGCAATTACCAACCAGACCATGTAGCCAGTTCCCTTTGTAGCTATGGTCTGTATCTCTGTGTTTCCTGTTATCGGAAATATGTTTCCTGCTGGAAGCGTTAGGGCGTTGGCTGCTGCTGTGGATGAACCAACTGTAGGATTGAAATATCCTGTGGCATCGTGAGACAATGCTAATGCCGTATCCAGAGCAACATCATTTGCAAGCAGGTTCGTGTTCTCGGTATTTAATCTTGCAGCAGTTATAACCGTTACATTGGCTACCCATGTTGTGTTCGCTGTTGTATTACTGATGTAAGTTGCCATTCTATCCTCCTATTGAGCCTGTGATGTTATACTCGGTGTCGGTCTCCTCCCAAGAGGTTTAGCGTCTATTTGCGCTGATGTTACATAAAAATCATCCCCAACAGTAGCATTTGAAAAGTTTATTCCTAACCTTCGAGCTGGTTGACCTAAATCTAATATTGCTTCCATGTGGTAGTTATCACCACCAACAGTAACTAAGTCAACAATAGCGTCAGGGTCATCAACCTTTAATGCAAGCCCTATGAAACTTACTGACTGAACAGCTTGACCAATTCCATCTGCGTTCCATGCAAGCTGCAACGTCTCATCGTCATCAGCAGAAGAGGTAAAACCTGTAAAAACTATTCGCTTCCACATCTTCATGGCTACGTTGTCACCAAATCCAGAAGTCGGCAATATAGACTTTCCAGAATAAGAATTTCCGTTATCACCATAAGTTGTCTGGTTTAAATCCCATACAAAGCCAGTTGAGTTTGCGCCTGTCCTTACACGATAATCACCAGCAGCGACCTTTATTAAAGCAGATACAGATGCGTCATATCCGCAATCAAAGTCCGCATTCTGAAATGGCGCTCCCCATGCTTGGTCAACAGGTCTATCTATAAAATAAGGCAAACAGACATCAACTGCTGTTGAACCAGACCTGACCATGAAAACCAATACTGCCCGAATCTTCGGGTCATATTCCATGTGGAATTTAGCAATCTGAGTTAAGTCAATATTCTCTCTAATCCACCTGTCTATAGAAGCTGGAGCTGTTATGCTTGAGGCTTTATAATCACCTTTTGCATTTACAGTTACGAGTGAATAAATCTCACCGTCATCCATCATTATAATCATGTCATTCGGAGTTCTCGCCATTACACGCCAGTGAGCCGCACCAGCTTTAAACTGTGCTTCAGTAAAACCCCATGTTGACTTATCTGCATTTGAATCCTGTAAAATATAAGTATGTCTGTTTGTCGTGACAAATAAGCTGTCACCAAATTCAAACATCGCAGTTAAACTGCCACCTTCTCTTGATGCAAATACATTGTCGGTATCAGAAATAAAACCATTCGTAGCACCCCAATCGTCAGCATCAAATATCTTGCTTGCGAATATTTTATTATTAGTTGTCCATGTCCACATCCTCTGAGATAACCCTCGACCATGAACAACCAACTGCTGAGGGAATAATGAGTCTGTCGCCCAATCAGGAGCTAACGTAGTTACGTTTGATGTGCTACCAGCAGCACCATCCCATGTCTGCAACGTAGAACCTCCATCTGTTATGACTAACAAATCGTTCATGTCGGCCATGTCACCATACTTTGTAGTGGAGAGACCCGTCTTTAATGTCGTGGTAAAATCTTTATATAGCTTTCCATCATTACCCAACATCATCAAGAACTGAGTGGCAGTGGTTAGAATAAAATCATAGAGACGCATCAACTGAGGTGTTCCTGAGATTTCACTGGAATTTACATGGGCTGTTCCGCCACGCTTCCTTCTGCCTCCATCCTGAAGCGTAATATTAAGAGACCCATCAATCATTGAACTCGGAGGTATCCCGTCAAAGTTCGGATTATGATTGAATCCGCCAACGTTCAAATCTATTTCAACTGTTCCGCCTTGATAGCCCATTAGTAATCCACCACTGAAACTCCAATATTGCTCAAATCCATACCGTATTGTTCACGCACAATCATAGCGTTCAAATCACCACGATATTTTTGAGCTTCTTGAGTTTGCCTGTTGTCATCCAAATGCTCTAATGTTTTATACTTAACGCCCTGAATAAATAAACTCCTCCACCTGCGATATAATGTAGTCATTAATGTAGAGGCCAAGTCTACACGGGTAAGGTCAGCAAAATACTTATGCCTGATACCGTATCCATTGGTGTCTGAGGCAGAGCGAAAAGGAGTTGGAAATAAAATAAACTCTCCATTATCATCATCTCCTATCGGGAAGAAATGAGTAGGTTCTCCACGCTCAGGCGCACTCCTACCAGTGTCATGTTGCCATACAGGTGTCTGCCGAAGGTCAACATACTTATCGACAATCATGTAAACAGAATCGGTACTCGGAGCTGTCCAAGCGACACTGACTGTTACAACCTGAGTGGAAGCTACGAAGCCGCTTATCTGTCCTATCTGAGCGCTACCCGTACCAGACAAAATCATTATTTCTTTTCCTATCAGGTCGGTAGCTGTATTGCCAGAGGCAAGGGTTATAGTTGTGGTTGTTCCTGCTTGAGCCGTTCCAGTAGTTCCGCCTGTCATCAGCGTCATGGATAGCTCTGAGGAAAAATCTGTGGGGTAGGAGTATTTTTCAACTCCATTGGTAGTTACTGCAAAAGAGGTAGTATAAAGGGATTTAAGTTTCTTAGAGAGATTCCAAATATCGTTTTTTATCTCTTCCATCCACTCGTCTTGAGAACGAGTCAAAAGAGACGAAACAGTGTTTCCAAAACCTGCCTTTTTAATTCCCTCTGTTGTTATTATTGTTAAAGTGGGTGGTGTCGGTGCGGCCATAATTTGTCTCCATATCTACTATGCGTTTACAGTGCGTGACAAATTCTTTGTAGGTCAAATCCATTTTCATCCAATTACAAGTTTTGCAACATGAAACCAAATTGTTAAATTCGTATTGAAACCAAATTGTTAAATTCGTATCCCTTGATATTTTCTACCCTGTCTATTCCTATGTTTCCTAAATTACTTATTTCACAACCACAATATTCGCATGGAATATTTGCGAATGATACGAATTGTTCAAAAGTTAGTTCAAAAGAAATACCTCTCTTCTTAGCATTTGTTTTATAGCCATAAAAAGTTCTTCGCTCTGGATTGTCTTTCCAATATCTTTTGTCATTAATGCTCTTGTCATTCTTAACCTGCTCAAAAGATTTTTTATAATCATCTCTCGACTGAATACCCTTTGAACGCCTATACACCTCTCCTCTATCCTGTTTGCAATGGATACATACATAGCTATAAACTTTAAACTGTCCTTCAGACCAGTTCTCATTAAGAACCAATGGTGAGTCACAGTCCTTGCAATAATGTATAATAAATGGCATTAAATACCTTTCGCCTTACTTGTAGAAATAATTTTTATTTTCTAACTTAACTAAATCATTGTCCTCCAGTTCCTTGATAATTGCATCATAAATAGGTTTCGTTTTTCTTTTAGCCGCCATGTTCTTGCCATCCATTCCTAACGATTTCGTAAAGGAAGTATGGTTTAATCCTCCATTGCTCAATAAGGCCTTAGCTTTTTCGCCTGCTGGAGTTGTTAGCTCTTTAAATCTGTTAGCATTGGACTGCTTGACATCCTGAGAAACATTTGGTCTGCCTACTGTCGTTGCCTTTGTCTGGTCTCCAGCTTCAGTAGCTTCCTCTAAAGTCACTATCTTTTGGTCTATTTGCTGAGGCTGCATTCGCTCCTGATGAGACTTTAATGTATGGTCTCTTATAAGGTCATAAGGCTCTACATTCCTGTACTCATGCCTCTTGTCTTTTCCGTTATAATATCTTTCAACCCCATTTTCCTTTTCAACATAAAAATTACATTCATTTTTGTTAGCAGATTGAAACCCTTTCCAATAGCCCACAGATTTTACCTCCCTTTTTTGTTTACGATATTCAGCAATTTGAAATTCATACATTATTTCTTTTTCTCAATAAAACCCTCAGAATACTTAGGCACTGAGACCTCTGGATTCTCAGGGTCATATCTTACTTGCTTTTTGTCACTCTCCCACATTCTCCCATTATCGTCAATGTAGCGAGCAATCTCTTGCTTTTTATCATTCTGGAATCCGATTGACCTACCCATCATTTGCCTCCTTTTTAGGTTCTTTCTTTGGAGCTGGAGCTTCAATCTCTTTTTCCAATGCAGCAATCCTGTCCTCATAATGACCGATGGCTTTGTTTGCAGCCGCTATAGCCTCCGTCTTTATATCAATATAACCCAACAGCTCTTCTATCTGCTGCCTCTTCGATTCCTTCGGGTCTTTTGCAGCCTGAACCTGTGCTTGAATCTCGTCTCGAATCTTTCCCATCAGCCTTCCCTCCATTGATAAGGTTTATCCATGCGCAATCGGATGATTACCTGAACCCAACCTCTTGCTATTGTCCTCAGTTTTCTTCCTGCGCTGTTTCATCCTGTCAGTAGCCTCTGCTTTTCTCATTCTTGACGCATTGCCAGCCTCCCTGTGATGGAAGTCAGTTCTATGCTTGTTCGGTATTACATCTAATCCTATCGCTATTCTATCTGGCATTTTGTTCTCCTTTCTTTTGTTGTAATTTCTGGTTTAGCAATTCAAAAGGTTTGTTTAGCAATAGTGCCTCAAAAACTTCTACGGCAATTTCATCGCTCCACATAGTCCTTATAGCAGATGGAAAACGTAATGCAACATTAAAATCGCTTTCTGTGAAAGTTTCTTCAGATGGCATTCCTGCCAATTCTCCGCTATCTCCCTTGACTCCATCATTAAAAACTCCAATATCAAACGGTTTGTCCTCCTGCTGACGCTTCATTATTGCTTCGGTCTGCATAGACATCATTCCTAATGGAGTTTTCTCACCATTATCCTCTATCCTGAAGTCTGCTCCGCCTTCAACCCTACTGTCTGACTTTATATGTGGCATCATGGACTCCCCAACATTGTTTCTTGCCGTTCTTCTCTCTCGGATAATCTCTGCATACTTTTGGTCTCTGGTTATAAATCTCACACCTGCGACCATCGAAATGCTTACATACAGTTCCTATCCGAAACTTTGCCTTAAACTCATTTCCTACCTTGACAACTTCAACTCCAAAATTACTATAAAACCTTGCCTCATCTTCTGGCAAGCAGACAGATATATTTGCACCAACGCAACACTGACCACAACCTATGCAAGCCCATTTATCCATTAGTTGTCCACCACCATTAAGTCAAAACCTGCTGTCATATCTGTACTATTAGTGCCTGACCTTATTTGCACTTTCATAATAGTGGGGCCGACAAATATTTTAGGTATCCAAAATTGTATAGACCTTGCTGAAGTTCCAGCGCCAACAAAGCCAAAAGTATGCTTCGTAACAAATCCAGTTATCTCTTCATCTGGCCTTGTGTTTACACATAAATCACAATCAGCAACTCCAGTTGA